ATCTTTTTTGCGTATCTAGTCATGATACCTTTGATTGGTGTAAAGTTGAACGGATTGTACATCGTAGGAGTTAATTGTAGAGGTACATACGGTGCGTAGATGTAACCTGTGTCCAATAGAGAAGTTCCTTTGTGACCCATCAATACTTGGTTTGGTGGGAAGTAAGGGTCTCTATACACTTGATAACGACCTGCTAATGTACCAACTCTTTCAATACCCATGTTGTACTGATCCTGCTCAGGAGCCGCGTTTGATACGTGGAAGTATTCCAAGTCATCAAAAATCGCACTGATTTCAGAAGAAACAACGATCCAGTTTGCTCCACCTCTCAAAGTTGATTTGTGGATTTGTGCTGAAATTTGGTTGATTGCTGTAATAAGAGTTTGATTCCAGTCTTTCTGAGTATAAGGTACTGCAGAAGATCCTAATCTCTTCCATCCATTGTAATCCCATCTTAAGTTCCAAGCTGCTCCTTTTCTCAAATCTCTCAAGATTTCTCTATCGATTTCTGCAGCAACTTGCTCAGATAATAAAGCTGTTAATTCAGCTTCAGCGTCGATGTTGTGGAATGCCGCAACGTCTTGTGCCATTTCTGGAGACCACTGTGCTCTTAACTTTCTTTCAGTTACAGAAACTGTTACTGATAAAAGGTCAAAAGAAACTTCACCAATTCTATCTTCGAATTCTAAGTTCTTATAGATTCTATAAGTACCTGTGAACGCATTGTTAGTAGCAGTTGATGAAGAGAATGTAGAACCTGTGTAACCGTCCATTGAACCACCACAAGTAATACAAACTGGTACTTGTAAGTCAATCTCTAAATAGATATATCCTTGAGCATCACATAAGTTGTCATATTGACCACCATCAGTTTTACTGTTAGGGAATATCAAAGTTGAATTGTTGTTACCATATTGTACGATACCTTTACCATATCTTTGAGTCACAACTCTGAATAAGTAAGGGTTTGTTGCGTTAGCCGCAGTTGTTGTGTTTCCAGTAACACCATAGATAGTTAAATCCGATAAAAACGCTTCATTATCCATTGGTTGACCATCAGGACCGATTAATTTACCAGCTCCATCAGATGCGAAACCTGATAAAACTACTAATACTTTTCTGTAATCAGAAAGAGTATAAGCTGAAGCAACTAATTGGTCAGCTAACCAAGACACAGTCGCAACTGGTGCTGTGATTGCAGAATATTGTCCTTTAGAATAGTCAAATAAACCTGGTGGGTCTAATGCTGGTTCGTTACCTTCATAGAATCTATCATAAAGATCCTTTGTGTTATTGTAATCATATCCAGAGTTTGGAGTTTGACCTGCTTCTTGGTTAGGTGCTCCATAAGGAGGATAGTGAATACCAGTATTCGCTAAGTTTGCAGGGTCAGTGTACGCCTGAATGTTAGGTACGAAGTAGAATAATTTACCGATTGGTAAGTTCATTGCTTGTACTGAAACGATATCGTTTGCTAATAATTTAGAGAATACTCTTCTAACGATAGGGAAAACCACTGTTTCAAATGCACCTGTATCAGATGTAGATGATGCTTCGTTAATTAAGTGAGAAGCTTGGTTTTCATAAAGTTGAGCTACGTTTTCTCTCATGTGACCTTTAAGACCCTCAAGGAATCCTAATTTGTCCCATTTGTTAATTGTGTCTTCTTTAATAACTTTAAGGTGCTTAAGACCGATGTTACCAACAAGACCTGATTCTAATAATGCTCCCATTTTTAGTATTTTGTTTTGTTTTATTTGTTTATTTAATTTTAATTACCCAAGTTTACTCATCAAATCTTTCATTCTTAAGAACTGAGGATTCTCATAAGTTTTTGATTCAATTAGGGTAGTTGATGAACCTGTAGAAACACTCTTGTTTAATTTAACTTCTACTGATTCGTTAATTGGTGTACTTTCAGTTTTAGACAATTCATCTTTAATTGACCTGTAAAGACTTTTAGATTCTTTTAAAGTATCTACATTATCGAATCTTCTAAGAATATTAATTTTCTCCTTTTTAGTGGTCGAATGTTCAGTGAACAATCTTGTAGCATATGCCAAGTTTGAGTTGAAGATAGCAACTTCATTAAGTTTTTCTCTGAAAATATTTAATGCTTTTCTGTACTCTTCATTCTTTTCTCTCAACACATTAACTTCTGATTCTGTGGATTCAACTTTTACTCCGTTTTTACCATAAACATAATTTCTGTTGTTAGTAATACCTTTTCTTAGTCCTCGTCCTTCTTTTGAACCCATTCCATAAGTTCTAGCAGCCTCTTTGGTTTCTCTTTTTTCAAAACCTGCGTCATCTCTACGAGCCTTAGTAGTTTTAAGATCTTTTGAAGCAATTTTACCATGTTTCATTGCCAATCTTTCATCCTCTTTGTCTTTATATCCTTGACCTTCTTTTGTTTCTGCCTTAACAACTTTGGATTTTTGTTCCATATTTTCACCTTTCTTGTATTCGAATTTTGGTTTACCAGTACCAACTGATTTTGGTCCTTCTTTCTTCTTATCATCGAATCCGCCTTTAGCTTTATCTTTGTAAGTGAATTTTGGCCCAGACCCAATTCCAACACCTTTAGGTTTTACTGTCGATTTACCTTCTCTAACAGATCTTCTGTGGTTGTAAGATTCGTCCAAATCTTCTTCGTCATCTTCCTGCTCCATCATGTCGTCATCTTCTTCTTCCATCATGTCGTCATCTTCTTGCTCCATCATGTCGTCATCTTCTTCTTCGTTAAATTCGATTTCGTACATAACTTCTTCATCCTCCATGTCAATGTCTTCAACATCGCCATCTTTAGAGAAAATTGCATTGATTACATCTTCTGTGTCAACATCCATTTCATCCATGTGCATTGTTTCGTCTAATTCTTCTTCGTCTTCTTCAGACTCACCAAGCTTAACTAAGTATTCAGAATCAGTGTCAGTATCGCTTAAGTGGATGTCCTCACCGTCTCTTTTAACGATAATTCCATCTTCTTCACCCATAGCCTTAAACACTTTTAGAATTTCTTCGTCAGACGCGTCAGTCAAATCTATTGGACTTTCTTCTGAATCCATATCCATGTCCATGTCAAAATCCATGTCCATTTCCATATCATCTTCATTATCAACAGGTACATCCATATCGATGTCTGTATCTAATTCAACCTCATCTTCCATGTCTTGTTCTGATAGAGATTCTTTTACTAACTGATTGATTTCTTCCTTCATAGTAGAAGCAAGTATTCCTTTTGCGTTCTGGGCGATTGCTTCTTCAACATTTCTCATTTGAATTAACGCCTCCTGTACTAAGTTTTTATTTTCTTTCATAGAAAAAAATTGTTTGATTTACCATATAAATAGTACCAAATTGAAAAAAAGTCATTTCACAATACCCCCAAAATAAAAAAAGTGGTCAATAGACCACTTCATTTGTTTCAGTTTGATAATGTTGATTACTCAATCACCTCGTCGATTTTACTTTCAGACACCGCAGTGATTCTCCAATCATGAGTAAATCCCTCATACTTCTTGGTTACTTTTGCCTCCACGTCTGTAACAGAGTAACCTTTTACTAGTTTCTCTTCTCTAACTTTTTTAATCTTACCTGTGTTTTCATCAGGAAAATCGTACTGAATTTTTGCTACAAAATATTTTTCTTCCATAATTTTATTTTCTTAAAAAATCGTCTAATTTTTTCATTAAGTCAACCGACTTTTCTACATACTCATTATTTTGTTTAGAATTTCTTTCTTCCTCTAAATTTTCTTCATACTTACTTCTTTCATCAGGGTTTGTGAACAAATAAGCCCCTGGAGTTGAAGGTGATGATACCAAATCAAAACATATTAATTCAAAGTCATCTTGCACTTCATTTCTTTCTCCAACTTTTTTTAATGACCCAACTCCTCTTGAAGAAATCCCTAAAGTTACACCTTGTCTCATTAAGTTAGCTGCTTGGTCTCCTTTTGTTGAAACTATACCTCTTTCGTGGAACCCTGGAGATGTCAATAATTTGAGTTTTCCCATGAGTATATTTTTATCCCACCATATGTCTGTGATGATGTGAGATACTCTGTCTAAGTCTATTAATGATGATTCAGGGTGATTTAATTCTGATGTTGACAAACCCTTAGAAATAGATTCTTTATATCTATCCGCTTCTCTTTTCAAAATCCTTTCAGGATATGTTCTACCATTTCTATTTGGAGTATCATATTTTTGAAGAACAGCATAAAATTCAAATGGATTTCTATAATCTAAATTGGATGCTTCTTTTAGAATGTCAATATTCTGTATGTCTTTTGGTGAAACCGAACCCGCATCCATTTCTATGAGAATACCATGTCCAAGTTCACTTGCTTCTAAAATTCTTAAATTTTTCATCTAATCTTTTAAGATAAATATACGGATTTAAATAGTTTGTTAGATTTCGTCTTTTTTTGAAATTGAAAAATCAAAGTATTTGTTTTTAATCACGTTATTTTTATAGATTGATTTAACAATATTTTTTATAGATTCTTTGATTTCATCACACTTGAAATCCATTTCTCGGTGGGTATATAGATTGATTTCCAGATTAAAAAATGATTTTTTTCCTTTTGATATCCCACTTGTCCGAAGGTCTAAATCAACAATATTTTTTTCTTGAAAAATTTTTGAATCAATCGATTCAAAAACTGAATTTTTTATTTCTCTTCCTAAACCTGAGACAATTCGATTCCAATTTTCTAATTCTTCTTTTGGTGTAACCCACGACTGAATATTTATATAAACCGATTTTAAGTTTTTGGAGTCTACTGTCCCATATTGAGACTTGATGGGGTTGAACAGGTTAAGTTTAACACTTTTTCCTTTTTTCATTAATAATGATATTACGTATGTTTATTTATTAATGAAAAAATATACAATATATACATAAATGTCAAAATTTTTTTATACTTAAAGATATTTCTAATATATGATAATAATAAAAATCAATCAGGGTAACCCTCTTGAGAAAGCTCTCAAGACCCTAAAGTCAAAAGTAATTAAAACAAAACAAAATCAAAATTTATTTGAAAAACGGGAATATACAAAAAAATCTGTACTTAGAAGAGCACAGATTCTGAAAGCAAAATATATTCAAAGTCTTAAAGACCAATCAAATTGATTCTTCCAAATTTTTTAATTTTAAGAAATTTAATTGGTCAAATTTTTCGGACTTAACTTTATCAATTGTCTCTAAAATTTTTGTTTTAATATCCTCAGAATCTTCACTATTTTGAAGTTCAGTCAATTTAGATATTGCGCTTTCCTTTATTGTCTCAAATTTGGTTTCTAAAATTTTGATATCTTCAGAAACAATTTGAAAAAATTCTTTTTTAGAATTTTCATCTAAACTAAGTATGTAGCTATTGACTGTTTGGTTTGCTATGGAAACCATAGAACTAATCGGAATATTAATATTTTCTTTGATTGTTTCTTTGGTTGATGAAATTATCTTTAGAATACTTTTCTTCGCATTTAATCTTTCAATTAAATTGACACCTTGGCTATAAACTAATGTATCAATTTCAGAATATTTGTTTTCAGTTTTTTCGGAAAGTGTAATTGGAAGTTTGATACTTGGTAAAATTTTGTTTAATAGAGAAATCCCTTCTTCAATAAAATCTTTTGCATCCTGTTCACCTAACCCTTGAGGTGAACTCAGTTGATCATAAATAGCATATGCTTTAGACATAGCTTTATTATTCAAAACGTTGTGTTTGAATTCTCGTAAAGTCTTCTTGAATTCAGTTTCATTTTTGTATGATTCCAAGAGATTTTTTTCAATTAGGGATTTTATTGTTCCGAAGGTCATTGTGTTTTTTACAATAAATATTATGAATTTAATAACTTGTCTAACTCTTTTGAAATTTCTCCCAAAGAATGTTGTG